GAAGTCTCAAACGAGATACCACAAAGTCGTAGATGGCGTTGTGGTTACGGTAGTGGATGAGAGCAAACCTACCTACTACTTTTACGATGATGGCGGCGGTGGTAACTCCCCGCTTCCACTGCTGGATGCGTACCAAATTGCAATGGAATATTACTTAGCCAACAAGGAGCCGAAATGAAAGTCAAAGAACTCATTGAGAAGCTGCAAGGTTTTGACCCCGACATGATGGTGGTTCGCCAAGGCTACGAAGGTGGCTTAACGGAGATCAACCACGCGGATATCAAACACGTTGCGCTCAACTACCACTCGGAATGGTACTACGGCGAACATGAGGAGATGGATGACCACACATCGTATGCCGACTACCGAAAAGCTGATGTGGTGGATTTGATATGACCTACGATGAATTTAGGGCATACGTCCACCGCACGGAAATGTATGAAACCGTTTTTGTTGACAGCGAAGGTAGGGAGATTCTTGTCATCCGGCTGCTGGATGCGTACAGCTTGATGAATGATATTCAAAAACTGGAGAAACAAAATGAAACTCTATAACGTGCCACGTAATACCAAAATCATGCTAAGTGATGGTGTGGTTCTTTTATTCCACCATATTGATGGGATGTACAGTGTGTGTACAGACGAAAACGGGGATATATACCACATCAGCGCCAGCGAGGAAGTTGAAATAGTAGGAGATAAAGATGAGAGTAAATAAAACTGCACCGCTCGGGGCATTCGTTAACAACGTCAGCGAAAAAGCACCAAAAAAGATGCGGTCGGGAAATGTAACATTAGCTTTACATAAAGACCCCGATGCGCCATTAACAGTACCACCGCCGCAGATGAACCTATGGGAGCGCCCTGTGTATACACCTGAGCAGGGCTATGTGCGACGTGGTGCTGATGACTTCCTGCGTATACAGAGCAGGGGGTTGTGATGATGGAAAAAGAAATAGAAACAATCGCCGCAGGTTTGGGAGTAGAACTTACGCCCGAGATTCGCAAGCTTGTATGGCATGTGCAACACCGCGCCCTAATCCAGTTTTGGAAAGACGCCACGCGACAAGCGGAGTACCAAACCGAAGTGCTGGACAAAGCTATGAAAGCGGAGGGTTTGCTATGATTACAGCCGATGAAATGCAACAAGAAATCAAGAGCCTGCAACAAGAAATCAAGAGCCTGCAAAACGAAATCGTAAGGTTACGGAGTGAGAACGTGGAGATTTACGCACTGCTGGCATTGGCGCACCTGAACCTACGCCAACACCTCAAGTACGGGTTCAATCCTGCTACTGCGACGTCAACGCTGATAAGCGTGGGGCAGTTTTACCCGAAGTTGAAAGAAAAGATAGACGAGCAGGAGAGCATATGACATTACAAGATGCAGTCAAGGCGTTACCCGACGACGAGCGCCTCAAGTTTTTTCGGGCAATGGTTGAGGTGAGTGAGGCCGGACGCAAAGCTGGGGTATCCCCTCAAGAATGGGCGCAGCTGTACGCCGACACGTACAAAGAGATAGGCCAACACCTTAAGGACCATACATGACTTGGCCCTTCCCGCCATTCCCGAGGCCGGTGCCCACCAAAGCACCGCCACTTAAACCTAACCCTGACAACTATGAGGACGCACCGTGGTAACTAAAGAAGAAGCATTGAAGTTGGCGCTTGAGGCGTTGGAAAACAAACACTATCAAGAAGCGCACTATCTAATTGTGCAAGCCCTAGCACAGCCAGCGCAGGAGCCTGTTGGCTACGCACACTGGGAAGCGCGCATCAGAGAATTGATGAAGCAAGTGGGAATGCCAAATAGTATAAGCCTTGCCCAAGCCATGCCGCAGTTTGTCAATGAGTTAAGGCAACCAGCACAGCCAGCGCAGGAGCCTGTGGCGTGTATCCATAAAGGCTATTTGTATATGGCGCATGAGTTTATGTCAGGGATACCTGACGGCGCTACTTTGCTTTACACCACCCCACCCGCAGCACAGCCAGCGCAAGAGCCGGAGCCTGACGAACTCACCATCGCCTACATGAGCGGACTTCTTGACGGCAAGAAACAGCGCCCGTGGGTAAGGCTGACTCTTGATGAGCGCAACAAACTATACGAAAAATATCACGACCAACACGGTTTACCAAAGCAAGGTTACCTAGACGGTTTTGATTACGAACGTGCCATCGAAGCCAAACTAAAAGCCGTAAACGGCTTTCTCAAGGAGAAGAACAATGGATAAACCTCAGCTTTTTTATCAGCCTGAACCGTCTGACTGGAAATGCTATATGTTTGGCAATCGCCCGAATGGAGCTGGAATGGTGTATCGTCCCCAAAAAGGCCATGAACCAAACTGGTTTGTGCGTTGGATGATGAAGGTTTGCTTTGACTGTATTTGGGTAAAGGAGAAGAATTTTGACTAAAGAAGAAGCATTGAAGCTGGCGCTTGAGGCGTTGACGTACATCCATTCTGAAACAAGCACAGAAGAAGATGCGCTTATTGACGAAGCCATCACCGCAATCAAAGAAGCCCTAGCACAGCCAGCGCAGGGATGGAAGTTGCGCGAGGTTTACTTTGATGAACATGGAGAACCGACCATGCACAAAGAACCAGCGCGGGGGCCTTTTGGCTGGTATAGCGCACAAGAAGATGAATTTATGACGGACAAAATCCGCAAGGATCATGAGCGCTTAAACAGCTATACCCACATACATGGGAAGTTTGACTTGCCCCTTTACACCACCCCACCCCAGCGCCCGTGGGTAGGGCTGACCCAAGAGCAATTTACAGAATCCGCACGGCTGGCTGAAGATGGCAACTACTTGGTGGCGTTTCAACGCATCCAGCAATGGCTCAAGGAGAAGAACACATGACATGGCTTTTAACAATCTGCACTGCTGGTTTTATTATATGCGGAACTACCATAACGCAGGAATACCCAACAGAAGATCAGTGTTACAGAGCAATTGAATCTCTATATCGCTTGCAGGGGAAAAGTGCGTTTATTTATGTAACTTGTTCGCCACAACTCAAGGAGCGCAATCATGGATAAGCGGGATTTGGATTTTGCTGAACAAGCGTCGATTGATGTTTTTGATGACGCTGGTTTTTGGGTCGGTAAAAAAGTGAGTTGGGAAAAACTCATTAGCCTCATCCGTGCCGATGAGCGTGAAAAGTTTATGTCAGAACCGCTAACCAAAGCAATGCGGGATAAGTATGAAGCTGACATCCGTGCCGATGAGCGTGAGGCTTGTGCGAAGGTGTGTGATGAGATGGAAGAAAAGGCCGAAGAGCATGGAACCGAATGTTGCAAGTGGCCTACTCCAAGCGATTGTGCTTTCGCCATCCGAGCAAGGGGGAACACATGAGCGGCGGACACTTTGAGTACAAGCAATACAGCATCAGCGACATTGCAGACGAGATTGAGAATGTCATTGCCTTAAATGATGACAGAGACTATCCGTACACATTAGAAACAATTGAAAAGTTTGAGAAGGCTGTGAAGGCTTTGCGAGTAGCACAGATATATGCACACCGTGTTGACTGGTTGCTGTCCGGCGATGACGGGCAAGAGCAGTTTCATCAACGACTTAAGAAGGAATTAAACCAATGAACGAACGAGACATTGAACTTGCAGCAGAAGCTGAAGCGTATGCTGACTACAACTTCAAAGGCGAGGTGTATTGGAGGGAAGCGTATGAGTCAAGACTTATTGACCTCATCCGTGCCGATGAGCGTGAGGCTTGTGCGAAGGTGTGCGATGAATTTGGGAAAGAATGGTTTTGCCAAGAGACAACTATTGAAATCTCCAAAGAAATCCGAGCAAGGGGGAACACATGACACGCAATGAATTACTAGAGTTGGCAAACGCGTTTTATACAGGCGGTTTTACCGAAAGAGAGATTGCGTTTGCACGGGTTATTGCAGCAGCCGAGCGTGAGCGTATCAAGGCTGCAAACGCTCCAGAGATTGAACGTATCAACGCCTACATTAAAAGCCTAGAAGACGCTGTTCGAGATGAGCGTGAGGCTTGTGCGAAGGTGTGCGATGGTCTACAAGAAAACTGGGCTGACGCTCGATTTGCCGCAGCAATCCGAGCAAGGGGTGATAAATGACCAAACCTTCATGGTCCACAAAGATGCGCAAACTGCTGCGTGAAGAGTCGGACGGCATGACACTGAAGGAGCTTTGCGAGATGCTACAGGCACCCTACGACTCGCTTTACGATGCGATTTACAAGATGCCTGATGCCTACATTGACCGGTGGACCGAAGCCAACCAGTACGTAAACAGCGAATCCATTTGGTGTGTAGTAATACCGCCAGCCCATTGCCCACGACCCAACCCAAAGGAAACAGAATGACCTATGCATTACTTGATGAACAACAACGCATCCGACTGCGCGACCTTAGTAAGGTTCGTAAGGACAAAATGTATACAGCAACACCCAATGTTGCACTGGAAAATTACATCCAAGAGCTGCATAATATGCACCCCGAATGCTTCAACGCTACCGCTTCAGAATTGAGGGATCGAGTGTTTTTTGATGAACCATCCCTACCTATTCTTTATGAGCGGCACGTTCGACCCATCACCCAATCCCCTTACCGCAACCCTCGTGCATGAACAACATCCCCAACTTTGCCGCCTGGAGCCACAGCAACCTGTTTAAGTTCGCAGAACAATCTTACGTTCGGATGCAAGAGCAGCATGAGGCCATCAAGCAATTGCAAGGCGACCTCAAAGATGCAATGGTCCAAGTAAGAAAATTATTGAAGGAAAAAAATGACTGAAAAAATCTCCTTGGAGAAAATCCGCCTTGATGGTGGAACGCAGCCCCGCAAAGAGCTGGATGACAACCTTGTCCAGCACTACAAAGATCAGTTATTGGACGGGAAGCAATTCCCAGCAGTCGATTTGTATTTTGACGGTAAGCATTACTGGCTCTCTGACGGCTTCCATCGTGTCCACGCTCACACAAAGGCCGGTTACAAAGACATTCTGTCGGACGTTAAAAAAGGAACCAAGCGTGACGCATTCATTGCATCACTCAAGGCCAACTCTACCCACGGAAAGCCGCGCAGCCCAGAAGAGGGGCGCTACGTTGTTCAGATGGCTATCGAAGACATTGAGCTTGGAGAATTGTCTGACAGGCAGATTGCTGAAGTTTGCGATGTAAGTGCCATGACTGTCGGGCGTGTACGTAAAGCTCTTGGCTTGGAGAAGACCTCCACCATCGGCAAAGATGGCAAGCGCCGCGATACCGCAAGTATTGGACGCAAGCCGGTCGCCCAGCCAGTAGAGCCTGACTATGAAGAACCAAGCGAGGAAGAAAAAATCAATGAGCTGGCTACAGAATTTGGTGTGATCTCGGAAGAGAATACTCGGCTCAAAGATATGCTTGCAGTTCAGTCGATGCCTGTTTCCGAAGAGGCAAAGCAGGAGGTGCAAGACACGATCACGATGTTGCGTGAGCAGGTTAAAGACCTTGAGGCACAGCTCCATTCAATGACCCAAAGTCGGAATGAGTTCATGTCCAAGAACGCCGAAATGCTGAAGCAGATCAACTACTGGAAGAAGCGCGCAGAGAAGTAAATACCGAAGCTGGGCGGTTTCCCAGTAGGAGAGAACATGATTAATTTAAGACCGCATCAAGCGGATGTTGTGGCTAAGCTCGACCAAGGATTTGCCCAGCACCGCTGCCAATTGTTGTACGCGCCTACAGGATTTGGCAAAACAGAAGTAGCCATGCACGTTATGGCCGAACACGCCAAGCGGGGCATCAAGGTGGCAATGGTGTTGGACCGGATTGTGTTGGTTAACCAGACCAGCACACGCCTTTCCAAGTACAACATCCCTCATGGCGTCATGCAATCGGGGCACTGGAGACACCGCCCCTACGAGAAGATCCAAGTCTGCAGCGCACAGACCCTGGAGCGCCGGGCTGACTTTCCGGACGTTGGCCTCCTGATCATTGATGAGTGCCATGTTCAGCGCCGCCAAGTCATTCAGTACATTGAGGACAACCCCGAAATAAAAGTCCTTGGCTTGACTGCCACCCCCTTCACAAAAGGCTTGGGAGACACCTACACCAATGTGGTCGGGGCAAAGCCTACGGGCGAGTTGATTGAAGACAAGTGGCTGGTTCCTCTCAAGATTTTCATAGCCAAAGAGATTGACATGACGGGCGTGGATAAGATTGCTGGCGAGTGGTCTCAGCGCGACACAACAGAGCGCGGCATGAAGATTACCGGCGATATAGTTGACGAGTGGATCAACAAGACTAACCAATTGTTTGGTGGACCGCGCAAGACCGTAGTGTTCGCCTCCGGTGTTGAGCATGGGCGTGATCTTGTGCGCCAGTTCGCAGAGCGCGGTTACAACTTTGTGTCTATCAGCTACAAGGAAGAAGATGAGTTCAAGCGGGAAACCATTGAAGACTTTAGCCGCCCTGACACTAAGATCACCGGCTTGATTGCAACCGATATCCTCACGCGCGGGTTCGATGTGCCTGATGTAATGATCGGCGTATCGGCTCGACCCTTCTCCAAGTCCTTCTCCAGCCATGTGCAGCAGATGGGGCGCATTATGCGTCCATGTGAAGGCAAGACCCACGGCGTCTGGCTTGATCACAGTGGCAACTATCTGCGCTTCCGCAAAGATTGGGATGACTTGTTTACTGATGGTGTTACAGACCTTGAAGATGGCGGGGAGGCTACAAAGAAAGAGCCAACCGAAAAGGCAAAGAAAGAAGCGAAGTGCGGCGGCTGCGGTGCGTTGTGGATTTGGCCTGACCGAGTGTGCGGTGAGTGCGGCTGGACACGCCCCATGA